ATTGTTCCTACCCATTCGAGGCTGGTTTCGAACCGGTTGTTCGCAGCTGGAACGGGCCAGTAGGGCGAAGTCGAAAGACCGGCTTGCGGAGCTAGATGATATGTGGATGCGTCATCGCTTCGGTGATGACTATGATGAGAAAGAATCTGGACTGGGTGCTGGGACCGAGAGCCCGCAAAGGGAAGTGAAAGAGTCGGTGAAGACCCCAGCCTTGACAGAGGCAGTGGTCAAGCAGATGATAGAGAGTGCTCTACGCCTCTCTGTCCCTCCACCGACCCCCTGCCCTTCTCCTGAGCGTGGGGTGACCCCTGGGGTTACCCTCACTCCCTCCTACGTTTCAACTTCGTCTGGAGGACTCACTGCGACTCACCATCCCTCTCTGGTCACACTCCCCCCGCTCCCTTTAAACGAGCTGGGCTTGAAGTGTGCCCGGAAAAACACTTCGCCTCCCAACTCGGGAAGTACTCCTGGTTTAACCGCTCGAGTACCGACCCCGGCATCTCCTCCAAGTACATTGGAAGAGAAGAGTCGGAACCCGAAGGGTGGAGGGTCGTCGGCACCACAACATGCCGATTCTCTTCAGCGGGACGGAAAGAAGAGAAAGAAACGACGACCCGCGAGAAAGAAATCGTTACCGGACTCGGAAACTGGCACCACGCAGACCGCTCCAACGCAGCAGCACTCAGATCATTCAGAACTCAGTGCGCTCGTAGAGTCTATGCGCCAGCTCCAGAGCAAAGTGTCGTTGATGCAGCGACGAGGAAAATCCTCGAAAGCTACCCAAAAACAAGGAACCCCTCGGGGTTCTACGGGGAGCTAGACAGGGATATCCTTGAAAAGCGCATCCGATACCTCTGCCAACACTCCGTCAAGAGAGATTCTAAGCCTGGTGTCCCCTGGTCGCAATTAGCACACGACAATGCAGGGTTCATCGAGGAGAATCTCGGCCTAATCATCAGAACTGTAATTGGAAGACTACAGACTTATATGTCTTATTCAGTTGATGAGGTGGCAGTAATGACCCCCCAACAGCTTGTGGAAGCCGGCCTTACAGACCCCGTCAGGGTGTTTGTTAAAGGCGAGCTCCACCCCACTCGGAAAGTCGAGCAAGAAAGATGGCGTTTAATCTTCGCCGTCTCCTTGATTGACCAAATCATCGAGCGACTCCTGTGTGGCAATCAAAATGAACATGAGATTGACACCTGGATGACGCACCCCTCAGCCCCGGGTCTCGGCTTGTCTGATGACCTACAATTATCCAGTCTCTACGACAGGATAATGGACCTGAAGGGTGGAAGTCCGCTCGCTGAAGCCGATGTGACCGGTTGGGATTGGTCAGTCCAGAAATGGGAACTCTTGAAGGAAGCAGAGTTTCGGGCCCGCTTAGGAAGATTCAGCACGACTGCTGCTCACTGTATGACTGTGAGGAGTTATTGTCTGTGCGAGTCTATCTATGCCATGCCTGATGGCTCACTACTTGAACTCCTAGTTGGAGGAGTTCAGAAGTCCGGATGCTACAACACATCATCAACCAACTCTCGTTTGAGAGTCTTTGTTGCCCACCTAGTGGGCGCGGAGTGGGCTATTGCTATGGGAGATGATTGTTTAGAACAATTTGTAGTTGATGCTCGAGAGAAGTACGCCGCTCTCGGCCACCCCCTAAAGATGTACGTGGAGAAACAAGACTCGTTTGAGTTCTGTTCAACACAGTTCACCCCTGAGGGAGCTTGGCCGGTTGATGGTACCAAGACGTTGTGTAATATCTTGGAACAAAAGCGTATTACTCCTGAGCTCCTATTCCAGTTTTCACATGAGATGAGAAATCATCCCCGAAAACAGGAGTTTTTCGACAGTGCGGAGCGGGTTAGGCGGGTGGGCAATATCACGCAGTGAAATTGGATGCCTAACAAACCAGGAAAAAGACGGCGGCGTAGAGGCCGCCGCAAGGGTGTTGCTCGTTCGAATGGGAACGGCAACTCTCCGAACAAACGTCAATCTGCCCTGAGCGCCCGAGACATCGGTGCTCATTTGGGCGGTGCGATCGGAAGTTGGGCTGGACGAGGACTTAGGTCCCTGTTCGGCTCCGGTGATTATCATACTGAACATGCTTCGTCTGGTCTTGACATTGAGTCTAACTCTCTTGTCAAGCCGATGACTGCCTCCCAAGTACCTTTATTCTCCCACGGACCCGAGCACCTTCATGGTGCGGTGCGGGTTCAGCACAGAGAATACATTGGTGAC